TCCCGCCCGATGGCCCGTGGGATGAGCTGGCCGTGCGGCTGTGGGTCAACGCCGAGTCCGCCAGCGGCAAGCGCATGGGCAAGCTGGCCGATCCCTCGCCCGCCCTGGCCGGCTACCTGACCCTCGCCGCCAAGGCCCGCACCGCCAAGCCGGCCGCCCCGCGCGACAACACCGCCGGGCTGAAGCGCCGCCAGGAGCAGATGCTCGAGATCAAGATCTCCGAGCGGCAGAAGATCGCCCAGCAGCAGGCCACCGATCTGTTCCTCGCGGTGCTCGGCCGCCTCGACCAGCTCTGGGAACGCGAGGTCGGCTCGCAGCTCCCGCAGCAGCTCTGGAGCATCGCGCAGACCACCAACGCCCAGGCCGTGCCCGCGCTGCAGCGCAAGCTGCGCGAGCGCTTCGCCTCCATCCGCAGCCGGGCCCTCACCCCGACCTGATCCGCCATGCCGCCCCCCGCCATGATCGACGCAGCCGAGGTCCTCGCCGCCGCCCGTGCCCGTTACGACCGGGCCGACGAGGAGCGCAGCCTGTCGATCGGCGCCTGGGCCGACGAGCACCTGCTCCTGCCGCGCGGCAGCGGCAGCACCCCGCACCAGTCCGACCTGACGCCCTACTGGCGGCGCATCCACGATGTCGCCCGCGCCCGCCTGCTCGGCGAGTCGCTGCCGCACGACCCGCGCGCCCACCTGGTCGAAGAGATCACCGTCATCTGCTCGGCCCAGATCGGCAAGACCTACGGCCTGGTCGTGCCCACCCTGGCCTGGATCGCGGCCGTCGCCCCGCGCGATGTCGGCGTGATCCTGCCCAGCCACGACGACACCAAGCAGTTCGCGCGCAACAAACTGCGCAAGAGCTTCGACGATTCGCCCCGCCTCGCCGGCCTGCTGCCGCGCGGCGCCGAGTCCCTCGCGCGCAAGGTCGGCGCCAAGGCGTGGCTGCTCGACGCCCTCACGCTCTACTTCCTGAACGGCGCCGTCGCGCAGCAGCTCCGCCAGCGCGACATCCCCGTCCTGCTCGAAGACGAATTCGATGCGCTGCCCGCCAATGTCGATGGCCAGGGCAACCCGCTGCTGCTCGCCCAGGAACGCCAGAAGAGCTTCCCCGCCGATCGCTTCACCCTGCGCATCACCACACCCACGACGATCGACGCGCACGGCTGGCGCATGCTCTGCCAGGGCGACCACCAGCGCCTGCTCATCGCCTGCGAGCAGTGCGGCCACCACCAGTGGCTGGATCCCGATCGGATCGAGACCACGGCCGACGCCAGCCCCGAGGCCATCCAGATCGAGGACCTGGCGGTCTGGCGCTGCGCCCGCTGCGGCCGGCGTCATCGCACCGACGACATCCGCCGCGCCATCACCCGTGCCTGCGTCGTCCCGCAGTTCACCGCCGCCGGCGGCTGGATGCCCGGCGTCTGGGAGCAGCAGCGCGACGGCACCGCGCTGTGGACGCCCGAGTGCAGCTTCGATCTCGGCGGCCGCGCCGTGCTGTGGGCCCAGCCCGCCGGCCTGCACCGCAGCCATTGGCTGAACAGCCTGTATTCGTCGTTCATCACCCTCGGCCGCTTCGTCCGCGCCGACCGCGACAGCGCCGCGAGCAGCGCCGACGACCGCCAGACCTTCATCAACAACTGGCGCAACGAACCGTTCAGCCCGCGCACCGATGGCCTGTCGGCCGACACCGTCGCCACCGCCGTCGCCCGCGTCGCCGGATACCAGCACGGCCAGTGCCCGGCCGCCGCGTGGAAGCTCACCCTGTCGTGTGATCAGCAGGGCATCAGCATCGAAAGCTCCTGGTTCCCCTACACCGTGCGCGCCTGGTCCGAGACCGGCGAAAGCTTCCTGGTCGAGGCCGGGCGGGTCGATGGCTTCGACGGCCTCGACGCCCTGGCCAAGCGCACCTGGCCGGTCGGCGGCATCGCCCGCGCCGTCGATCTGATCACCCTCGACACCGGTAACGGCACGATGATGCGGCCGATCCGCTCCTGGTGCGCCCAGGACAAGGTCCGCCGCCTGTCGATCGCCGGCTCCGGTACGATGGCGCCCGACCACTCGTTCACCGAGACCCGCGCCAGCCCGAAAAACGCCGACAAGATGTGCGGCTGCGCGGTGTACTACTACTACAACTCCAATCTGTTCCGCGACCTGCTCGCGCTGCGCATCGGCAACCATCCATCCGTCATGCCCTGGCACCTGCCGGCCGATGTCCCTGACTTCTACCGCGACAGCCTCACCGCCGAAGAGCGCGTCTACCAGGAGACGACCATCAAGGGTCGCCCGGTGCGTCGCTCGATCTGGCGGCCGAAGCAGTGGACCGACGAGCGCGGCATCGTGCATGTACGCAAGGACAACCACTGGTTCGACACCGAGACGCAGGCCCTCGCCGCGACCATCATCCTGGGCTGGTGGAAGCCGAAGCGCACCAGCCCGATCCTGCCCGCCACCATCCGGAGATGAGCATGTCCACCACCGTCCACGAGGTCTATCGCGTCACCATCACGCCCGGCGAGCGGCCCGATCTCGCGGCGCTGCGCATGGCGAAGTACATCATCAACCGCTGGATGCCCGACCACGCGGGCGGCGCCGTGATCCTGCTCGCCCCGCGCCTGGCTTCCCTGCTCCAGCACTTCTTCACCCGCCCCGCCGCCACCGAGGTCTCGGTCGATACGCGCGGCATCACCCCGGTCATCACGGAGATCGCATGAGCATCCTCGCCGTCATCCCCGCCCGCATGGGCTCTGCCCGCCTGCCGCGCAAGAACCTGCTCGAGATCGAGCCCGGCCTGTCGCTGGTGCAGCACGCCATCGACTGCGCCACCGGCAGCCACCTGATCGACGAGGTGATCGTCTCCACCGACGAGACCACCTTGCCGATCCGCGATGCCGGCATCCGCGTCCGCCCGGCTGAGCTGTGCGGCCCCGCCAGCGACATCGCCCACGCCGTGCAGGACGCCTGGGCCAACACGCCCAGCGGCATCCGCCACGATTGGATCGTCACGCTGCAGCCGGCCGTCCTCGCCCGCTCGCCGCTGATCCTGCGCCGCATGCTGGAGCGCGCCACCTGGGACGGTGCGCCCTGCTCGATGATCACCATGGCGCATGCCCCGGTCTGGCACTGGCAGCAGCGCCGCCACGACCCGACCATCGCCGATGCGCCGTGGCTGGCCGACGGCGTCTATCCGCGCAGCCAGCAGGCGCCCCGCTGCTGGGCCGAGGTCAACGCGGTGACCATCGCCCCGGCCGCCGCCGTGCGCGCCGGCTGCCGCTGGTCGCTGCCCCTGCAGATCGCCAGCCTGCCGAGCTGGACGGTCGCCCTCGACATCGACGAGCCGAACGACCTGGCCACCGCGCGCGGCCTCTGGCCGTGGGCCAAGCGCGAGCTGGAGACCTGGGTGCCGCACTTCCACACCATCTACGAGATCGGCTCGATCGCGGGGGCGGCATGAGACTCTACGACCAGGTCTGGCAGATCCCCGGCTACTGCGCCGATGGCCGCGACCGCGCCCGCGAGGTGCTGCAGCCGCTCACCGACGCCTGCCTCACGCGCGGGTGGACCGTGCTCGATGTCGGCTGCGGCCGCGGGCATGTCGTGCATCACCTGCACGCGCACGGCATCCGCGCCCTGGGCATCGACCCCGCGCTGCCCGAGCCGGGCGCGCACCTGCTGCGCGGCGACCTGCGCTCGCTGGTGCGCTTCGCCTGCGCCGATGTCGTCACCTGCTTCGATGTCCTCGAACACCTGCAGCTCGAGCAGGCCGAGCATCTGCTTGGCGCCATGCGCGCGATCAGCCCCCGCATCTGCCTGGCCATCGCCAACATGGAAGACCCTCACGAGGTGCCCGGCCTCGGCCGCGTCGAGCTGCATGTCACCCGCCTCGACCCGCACATCTGGCTGGATATCATCGCCGCCGCCGGCTTCGATCACCTGCGCCTGCAGGTGCTGCCTTATCCCGAACGCTTCTTCGTCTGGGGTGGATCATGGTGATCCACGCCCACATCCTTGGCACCGGTCCGTCGCTCACCGCGACCTGGCGCCGCTGCGGCTTCGGCCCGGTCATCGCCATCAACCGCGCCGTGGACTTCACCGCCGCCGACTGGCTGGTCGCCGGCGACGGCGTGACCTTCGATCGCATCCGCAGCCGGCCGCTGCAGGGGGTCTGCAGCTTCAACGCCGTGCTGCGCGAGCGCCCATCCTACATCGCCGGCCTGCGCACCATCGCCTGGGAGGACCTGCCGGCCCTGCCCGACGGCCCGGCGCAGTGGGGCCTGCAGGCCGCGCTGCTGCTCGCCCGCCACCTGGGCAACGGCGAGGATGTCACCGCCCATCTCTTCGGCGTCGATTGGCAGGGCTCCGACGATTGGGATGGCACGCCCGCCGCCGACGACCGCAGCGCCGGGCGCTGGGCGCGCGAGCGCGCGCAGGTCGATCAGACCATCAACCACCTCGCCGCCGCCACCCGCACCACCGTCATCAGGCACCTGTCATGAGCCGCCCCGCCCGCCCGGGCCGCCCGCCCGCCAGCATCCCGCAGCCGCGCCCGCAGCTTGTCGACACCGTGATCCTGCACGAGCCCGTCCTGGGCATCGCCAACCCGCCCTGCTGCGGGCAGGCTGGCGCCCCGCGCCTGCTGCGCACCCGCGTGGTCGCCCACACCCGCATCGCCGATGGTCTCTGCCCGCACTGCGGGCACCGCCTGCGGATCACCTACGAACATAGCGAATTCGGCTGGAAGCCCGTTACTGCCACGGACTTGTCCCGAAATGCGTAGAGCGCACGCACGCCGCGCTGGCGACGCCTGCGAACGGTGCGCAGACTGACCAGCCGATGGCCACCGCCTCCGAGATCGCGACCACCCTGGCCGCCTACAAATCGGCCCGCGACGAGATCCTCGCCGGCCGGGTCGGCAGCGTCCAGGTCGAGGGGCAGAGCTACACCATGCACGCGGTCGGCGAGCTCGAGAAGCAGATCGCCATCTACGAGAACCGCCTCGCCGTGGCCACCCCGCGCACCGGCAACCGCGCCAACGGTCTCGGCATCCGTGGCCGCCTCGGCGGCATGGGGTACTGATGCTCCGCCAGCTTGTCTCCGGACTGACCCGGATCGACCATGCTGTCGATCGCGTGATCGGCCGCACCGCCACCTGGGCCCTGCGCAGCTTCGACTGGACGGCCGAGAAGATCTGGACCGGCCAGGGCGCCGGCTACTGGTCCAGCACCAACCCGCTGCGCAAGGTGATCGAGGGCTGGCGCCCGAAGCGCGCCTCGATCAACCGCGCCCTGCACAGCGACCTATCCACCCTGGTCGCGCAGGGGCGCCACCTCGACCGCGCCATGCCGGTGTACCGCGGCCTGGTCGAGGGCCACAAGGCCGAGCTGGTCGGCAGCGGCATCGGCGTCGAGCCCGACACCGGCGACAAGGGCCTGGATCGCGCGCTGCGCGACCTCTGGTCCGAGGTCGCGCGCAACATCGGCGTGCACGGCGAAAGCCTGTGGACGCTGCAGCGCATGGCCTGCGGCGAGATCGACAACGCCGGCGGCACGATCTGGCGCGGCCTGGTGCTGCCCGAGCGCCTCGACGAGGACATGCTGTCGCCCTGGTGCATCCTGGTGCAGGAGTACGAGTGGCTCGCCGACGCCCCGGTCTCGCCGATCGACCCCGGCAACATCTTCACCGCCGGCGTCGAGACCGATCGCCTCGGCCGCGCCCGCTACCTGCACCTGCGCAGCCCCGACGATCCCTTCGCCCCCGGCGAGCGCCTGCCGATCAGCCAGTGCAAGCACATCTTCGAGGCCCGCTGGCCGCGCCAGGCGGTCGGTGCCCCGCGCCTGGCCACGCTCATCGAACGCACCTTCCAGGATGACGAGATCGTCAACAACGAGATGAAGGCCGCGCGCGTCGCTGGCGCCCTGGCCGTGATCATCGCCGACGACGAGCTGCGCGCCGCCTACCTCGCTGGCAACCTCCCGCCCGACTTCATGGATGTCGAGGGCGGCACGGTCTCGATCATTGGCAGCACCTCGAAGGCGACCGCCTTCACCCACGACCGCCCCAGCCCGAACACCCGCGAGTGGCGCGACACCGTGAAGGGCGACCTGGCCGCCGGTGCCGGCGTCTCGCGCGTGTGGACCGACCGCGACGGCCAGCGCTACAACTTCGCCAACTCCAAGTTCGACCAGATCCGCTCGCAGATGATGGCGCGCATGCAGCAGGACTGGTTCGGCGACGGCGTCGCCTCCTGGCCCTACGAGCAGTCGCTGCCGTGGATGATGCTGCGCCTCGGCCGCAGCATGCCGACCAGCAAGAACGAGCTGCGCCGCCTGAAGCGCCACCGCCTGGTGCCCGACATCCCGCCCGAGCTCGACGAGCTGTCCGCCGCCAAGGCCTTCGAGGCCGGCAGCCGCAACGGCATCGACTCGCGCGCCGACTTCCTGGGCCGCCGCGGGCGCGACCCCGAGGCCATCGCCAAGCAGATCGACGCCGAAGCCCGCGACGACGCCGCCCGTGCCGCCGAGCGCATCGCGGTCGCGCAGCGCCTCTGCGAAGAGCTGAACGCGAAGGACCCCTCGCTGAAGCTGCACTGGTCGCACATCGTCACCCTGCCGGGCGCGAAGACCGCCCCCGGCGCCTACCTCCAGGCCGCGGCGCCGCAGGCCGAAACCAGCGCAACTGGCGATCAGCCGCCCGCTTAGGGCGAAATGCGTAGAGCGCACGCACCGCGCGCTGGCGAGCGCAGCGCAGCGTGCGCAGACTCCAGGCCGACCGCCGCCGCATCCGCATCCTCACCCCTTCGGACCCGACCCATGATGATCCGCTCCGCTGCCCTGCTCCGCCGCGACACCGCCGCGCCGCTCCTGGTGCGCGCCGAGGGCACGCTGGCGATCAAGGACAAGGAGAAGCGGATCGTCGAGGTGAGCCTCACCAGCGAGACCCCGGTCAAGCGCTACGGCGACACCGAGATCCTCTCGCACGAAGACGGCCATGTGCGCCTCGACCGCCTGCGCGCGGTCGGCGCCTTCCACCTCGACCACGACACCACCAAGCGGGTCGCCGCGATCCGCTCGGTCGAGCTGCGCGACCGCAAGGTCTATGTCACCCTCCAGTTCGGCCGCACGGCCATCGCCGACGAAGCCTGGAAGGATGTCGAGGACGGCATCCTCAAGGGCACCAGCGCCGGCTACCGCATCCATCGCGTGGAAGTCAACGACGACACCAGGACCTACAAGGCGGTCGATTGGGAGATCTTCGAAGGCTCATTCACCAGCATCCCAGCCGATCCCAATGTCGGGGTCGGTCGTTCGGCTGACCAGGAGTCTCTCTGGCGCAGCCTCACCACCAACGCCGGGACCCCGGCACAGGAGACCACTGTGAACAAGCTCCGCGCCATCCTGGCGCTCATCGACACCCACCGCCACCTCGAGGACGAGCTGCTCGCCCGCGCCGACAAGATCGCCGGCGACACCCTCACCGAGGCCCAGCACGACGAGCTGAAGCGCTACTGCGAGGCGAACCCCGCCAAGCAGGACGACGCCAAGCTGCGCGCCGAGCTGACCAAGGCCAACCTCGATCTCGAGATCATCGAGCTGGCGCGCAGCCACGGCGTGCCCCTCGCCCGCACCGACCTGGCCGAGATCAAGGACCGCGACGCCGGCACCGCGCTGGTGCTCAAGCGCGCCGCCGAGGCCAACCGCACCGCTCCGGGCACCCCGATCCCCGGCGTCACCATCACCCGCGACGCCCAGGACAAGCGCAACGATGCCGCCGTCGACGGCTTCCTGTCGGCCTACTTCAGCGAGCGCGACATGGCGCTGCTCAAGGACGATAAGCCGAAGGAGACCGGCATGCGC